GTCAGGACCAGTTAATGAAAGTGTTTTTAAAAGTATTTGAAGGTCATCAACTCTCTTTTTAGATTGTTCATCACCTTCACCAAATTGATTAGTACCATGTAATTGTCTTCTACACCAAGATATCTGAGCTTTATTAAAGACTTCTACTATTTGCCAGCATTCAATATTATCAAAATCATTACTAGCTAATTTATTTAGTCTTTGTTTAAACTTAATTTGTAGAATAGAATTGTTCATTATACTTTTCTTATTTTAACTTCAACATCTGTTATAAAAGGACAGATCTTGTAATTTGAATACTTATCTATTAATGTAACAGCAAACTGTTGTGCATTAAAAGCTTTACTTATTGCTACATTAATACACTCTATAACTTCATTTGCTTTTCCACTATCTATTGTTAAAGTAATAACTTGATTCTGATTACTATAACCAGAATCAAATACCATATTTAATTTTGTAAGTGATCCACCAGTATCAATAGATGCTATTTTGTTATAACCAATACCATATACTTCACTATAATCACTACTACTTGTTACTACTTTTAAAATCATTATCTATTCCAATAGTGTTCACATTTTTCTAATAATGCAGATGTTATTTCTTCATTTAATGGATTTTTTAAAAATGCAAATACATCTGTATTTTTTCTACCTAATTTTGTTCCAGTATCTGCATGGTATATAAAACCATCTGGATTTGATGATAAAAAGCCATACTGTCTTGCATCTCTTACTAGTGATCTTATTTTTAGATCTTCTAAACTTTCTTTAGATGCTTCTACAAATATAGTAGCTGCTTTTCTTTTATTAGATTCAGCACCATAACCATTTATATAATTATCCATCATTTCATATACAACATCATTAGGCATAGACTTTATATACTGTGAACTATTTACATCAATAGATTTAGCTAAGAAAAATAATTTTGTAGGATTGCTATCATATAGATTAGTTAACGCAGCTAAAGCTCTATTTTTAAGTTTTGTGTCTGTTGTTCTTGTACTTACAGTATCAATAGTTTTATCTAAATAAAATTTAGGAGGTTTAACCATTGATCTAGCTTTTTCTAAACTTGAAGCTACTAATGAAAATCCTCCTGCTTCTATTGCACATATTTTAATTAAATCATATGGATCTTCTGCTGGATTAAGCCACATTGTTTCATTACCACATTTTAATGTGATCTTAGACCATAATTTATCATTATCAGGTCTAAGCAATTTAACTTTATTCCAAAACTCAGCATCCTCTGGATCTAATATATTTTGAGCTAATTCAGCTTCTAGTTGTGCTACTGCACGTCTAATTTCCTTTACTTTAGCTTCTCTTTTTTCTTTTGGTAATGTTTTTACTTCTGGAGCAAATTCATTTAAACCAGTAACATATCTTTTTACACCATTTACTTCAAGACATGTTAATTGTTCAGAATGATATACTTCATCATGTAATATCATACCATATTTTTCTAATCCCATATTTTCATCAGCTTGATTAAAATAAGGGCGTACAGAAATTTCTCCAACTTTAGTTTGAGAATATTTCTCTACCATTGTTAATTCTTCTGCTTCTAATTCAAATTCATTATTAGGAACAGTCATTGTAATAGTTTCTTCAACTATTTCTTCTTTTTTAGTTTTTTTCTTTGCCATTTTAAAAGGTTTTAAATTATTATTGTTTTTATTTTAATTAAAAGAGGGATCCTAAGACCCCTCTTTCAAATTAACAGATATTAGAATGAACCACCTGTAGTAGGATTCTTCATAACTATCTTAAGTACTTTAGTCGGATCTTTTACCCATATTGCAGGCATGGTCTGACTCATATATACTCTATAACCATTGAAGTTTCCAGAAGATTGGAATCCTTGAGTTCTTCCCATATAATCCATAGTTCCATTTTGATAGAACCATTTCAATTGGTTGTCCCAAGAAAGCTTTAATAAATGAATATTATCATTACCTTCTTCTGTTACATCAAAGATTATAAATGAATAAGAACTTAATGGACGCCCATCTACTAATGGATTTTCAATATCATTAGTATGTAAGCTGTCAAACGCTGGATTCAATACAAACTTAACGTTTGCTAAGAATGGAATTACAAATGAAGTATAAGCATATCCAAATCCTAAATCCATACCAGAACCTGTTATAGCTCCAATATTGTCAGCATTTGTAACCATACCATTAGCACCATTAGCTTCAGCAGCTATTGCCTTATTAATCATTTTCATACCACCTATACCAGTTTGTACAATTAATGATCTTTTTGGATCTGGTCCTTCTAATTCAACTTTTCCTTGGTAGAAGTTATATAATTCATTTTTAAACATATCTAAATTAAATGTACCTTTATTATAGATTCGTTTATAAGAATTATCTAATTGCTTCCATAAACCAACTGATAGTCTCATATCATCTGGTCCATCTTGCTTAATTCTACCACCATTACCCCACATTAAGTAAGTCTCAATGTCTTTTGCAATCTTAGAAAGATGTGCAGCTTCCATATTAGTTAGGAAAGTTCTAGAAAGATCACCGTTATCAAACGCTCTCTTTACATAATCTTTACCCATAATTTCAACCATACTTTCAAGTGAAGTAACTGAAGGATTGATGTTTTGATCAAAAGTTCTCCAGATCTCTGTTACAGGAATTGAACCGTCAGCATTCATTCCTCCTTTAAGCATTAAGTCTGCTCTAGAAGAAATAGAATAATGAACGTGTGCTTCAGCTCCTCCTACAAAGTTGTAGAATTCTCTGAAACCTGTTCCTGTTTGGATATCTGAAAATCTTTCACCATACTCACCACGTGCAGAACCTTTTCTAAAGTACTTAGTTCCGTGTGCTAAATATGCATCATCTAGAGTTGCAGAATTATTATTATTAACAATTTGAACAGTGTATTTCCATCCATCACCTACTTGTACAATAGGATCAGCTGTAATGTACAGCTCTAACCCGTTGTATTTATCATAAGTAATAATGTCACCATGTCCAAACTCACGACTACTAAGTAAGATATCAAATGTACTACCATCAATACCTCTATTAGAGTCTGTAAATGCGTCTATCTTACCTAACGTGTAAGGTAGATCTTGTGCAACGGGAGTTTGCCACTTATACTCACCACGAGCGTTATCCACCATGATTGTATTCTTTCCACCAAAAGATGCTAATTGATATAAAGGCATTTCTACCTTTTGAGCCATAGCCCATATATCAATTGGCCCCATATCCATAGGTTCAGCAGAACCAAGCATTTGGGTTAAGTGATAAGAGTCAACATGTGAACTTGCATTATAGCTTGTATCACGTAGGAAAATCCCATTATTTAAAACTGGAGTTGCCATATTTGTTTACTTTTTAAATTAATTACTATTTACACTATATATTAAAACCTCTTAAATATATTTTTACTTTGTCTAGGTAATTTTCTTGACCTAGTTTCTTTTTCTTTTATTCCAGAAGAAGGAGTTGCTTTTGATGATTGAGCAGTTTTAAGTTTTCTAACTGTTTTTTCAACCGCTTTAGTTTCTCCCTTCTGCATTATTTGTGCCTTATATCCTTTTGGATCTGCCAGTAACCACAATGCTTCTGTGATTAAAGGATAATTAGGCTCTACAAACTGATACTTTTCTAATAAGTGTCCTAATAAGTTTGTATTCTTTCCTGTTATAGATGCATAAGAAGGAGATACTAAACCGTTATATAACAAAGATTGTGTTTTTCTATCTATCTTTGTTTCACCTATCTTACCATCTTTTAATGTATTATATACATTATTCATATAATTTTGAGATGCTTGTTGTTGTTGTTTCTTTTTCATCTCTTGTTCTTGTAATCTTTGAGCAACAACTTTCTCTTGCATCTTATCTAATTTTGGCTTAAACTTTCTAGCTTGTTGTTCAAGCTTTCCTAAGTCTTTCCAAATTTCTATTTCTTCTGTTACTTCCTCTGCATTTCCAAAACCTGTAGCTCCTAAATAATCTCTTATTATTCTTTCTTGATCTTGTTCTTCTTTAACATTTAATTCTTTAGTTTCTTCTACAGTAGATAATGCACCAAACAATCCTTTTAGATCTGTACCTCCATCAGCAACGTATCTTGCTGCTATTTGGAGTTCTTCTGGCAAACTTTCAAAGAACTTCTTAGGGGTTTCACGTCTAACTGAGTTAGCTCTTTCCTCTAAGTTAGCTTGGATTAATTCTTCCCAATCTTTAGGAGTATATTCATCAAAGCTTTTTTCATCATCAAAAGGAATTATTTTATCATCTTTAATTAGTTTATTAAAAACATCTGCAATTCCTTCTATTTTTTTTCTACCTTTTTTAGTTGTAGTTTCTTCACTTACTTCATCAATAGTATTTAAAACTTCATCTAAGGCTTCTTTACTTTTTTCTTTAGTAGCTTCAACAACTGGAGTTTTTTCTTCTGCTTTAACTTCTTCTTCTTCTTCTTTAACTTCTTTTTCTTCTTCTACAACAGTTTCAGTTGTTTCAGTTGTTTCATTTGCAGCAGGATCTAAAAAACTAACATCAGTTCCTTTTCTACTAAATATATTTGGTTTCTTATTTTCTTCAGGCAACGTTATGGAATCTCCTCCAGGTGCTGCGTTAAAAATATCATCAAGGTTAACATCTACTTGCTCAACCTTTGTTTCTACTGTTTTGGTTTCTTTATCAGCCATAATTAATTTGGTTTTTAATGGTTATATATATAATATACAAAAGTTTTTTTACTAAACCTTATAAATTTTTTCTAAAATAAAAATTTAAAGGAGTATATAGCTAACGTTACTTTTTCTTCTTCTTATCTTTCTTTTCTGCTTTTTTTGGAGCATCAAACCTATTTTTATTTTCACGTGCAATTTCTAGATTAGTCTGAGCAACTTCACGTTGTAAATTCATTTTTTCTCTATCTAAATTTAATTTCTGTTCTTTATTGCCTTGATCTCTTATTGCTTGATCTCTTTTAAAGTTCATTTGATCTTGGTATTGATCTCTTTCACGCATTTCTTTCATTGAATCTCTAAAGTCACTCATTTTGTTTTCATCAAGATCTGTTTGTGCTCCATAACCAGCAGCTCTAATTTCTGCAACAGTAATATCTTTTTTAATTTCTTTATCCTGTTTCATTGTTTCAAATTCACGTTCAGCTTGTTGCTGTTGTTGTTGAGCAGCAAGTTGTTCTTGTTGCATTTTTTCTTGTGATTGTTGTTGAGCTTGTTGTTGTTGCTGTTGTTTAGCTTCAGAATCTTTAAGTATATCTGTAACCTCTGCAATTGATTCAGCTTTAATAATGTTTCCAAGATCATAAATACTAGCACCTGAAGTATTATTAGTCATTGCTAATTGTTTTAATTGATCTAATATAGCTCTGTGATTTGTACGTGTAGTACAAAAAACATTAAAATCTCTCATTAATAATTCAGTACCATTTATAGTAAAGTTTACTTTTTCAGCTTCACTAGATATATAATTTAATCTTACACTTGGAGTTCTACTATGATAATATTGAGAAAGGTCTGTTCTCATTTGATGCACTCTTGGCATAAGATTATCTGAGTGCTGTATAAAATACATTTCAGTTTGTGCATAAGATGCTTGCACTGCTTGTTCTACTCCTGTTGCAGTTTGTCTAGCTATTTCTTGCCCCATTCTTTGAGGATTAACTCCAATAGCTTCAAATGCTTGTTGTTTAAAATGATTAGCTAATTGTATTCTAGACATCAATCTATTTGTTTGTTCTAGATTTAATGTTTGATAATGATTAAAGTTTGTAGCATTTTCTGTATTTGTTATAGAAGTATCTAAAGGCAACATACCAAAATCTTTCATTGCTACATATGCTTTTGCCATATTATTCTTACCCCAGTCTTCACCCATTGAATGACGTGGTAATGCATTTTGATCAAACATAATTACAGTACCAAGCTCATCTACAAGTATATCAGCTATTTGATTATTTACCATATTATAACCAACTTGATATGCTTTCATTAAATCTACTAATGAAGTTGCTTTAGTATTTCTATCAGAAAATACTCTACCTTCTATTGGTAATTTAGATCCATATAAATTATTATCACCTTTAAATTGAAATTGTAATCTACATGGTTTACTTCTATTTATTCCTAAGTAAATAGGATTTATTTCACTTGATCCTTGTCTCCAGTTAGTTGGTAAATTAGGACCTATTTTAACTCCACCCCATACTTCATTTATCCATATCCAATCTACATGTTCACCAAAAGCAAGATTATCTTTTGTTTTTAATTTAAATAAGTTTGTATTGTAAATAGGTTTTTCAGTTACTTTAAAATTCTCATCTACTACTTTTTGTATTACATCACCATCTTCCATTACTCTAGTTAAGTGTCCAACTTTTCTTTGTGTTTTCCAATAAACAGTTGTAACTCTCATCATATCACTATTACCCCACGTATGAACATCCTCTCCTTCTTTTAATATCATATCAACAATATCACCTTGTCCTCCTGGATCATTCCAATTACTCATTAATTGTCTAAATTGTAATGAAGGTAAATTTGTATTCCATTCATGTGATTTAGTAGGATCATAATAAGATCCATCATTTTGCATACCTCTAACTTGATAATGAGCAGATTTTGGAGGGTATATATTTTGTAGAGACTTTAATTGATCTTCTGACATAAGATATCCATAACAATCTATTACATCTGATACAGTCATCATATCACATTTACCTGCCCAATTAGCATCTGATATATATCTAACGTCTGGTGACTTTTGATAAAAGGTTAATACGGGATTCCATAATTCTACTTCATAATCATCTTCCATCATTTTAAAATGCCAAAACTCTCTATCACAAATAAGCATATCTCTAAAACCTCTTTCTTCAAGCTCATGCATTTTAAATCTTTCTTGATCAACTGTCATTTGATGAGATGCCCATTCTTCTACTAAACTTCTATAATCTTTTGAAAAAAAGTCTTCTATTTCAGGAAGTGTTTTTAAATTATCTGGAGCTAATTTTTGTTTAGCTTCATCTGATTGAGGATCCATTCCCATCTCAATAAGTTGTAGCATCATTTTTCCTTCTGCATCTGCTAAAAGATTTTCTTCTACCATTGCTCTTTTTTGCTCTAGCATTTCATTATAAGAAAGATCATCAACAGCTCTAAATTGTACTTTTGCATATCTTTTAGAAAATTCACCACATAGTACATTTATAACATTAGGAACAATAGGATAAAATTTAAGCTCTAATGCTGAGTCATCTTCTTTTGTGAGAATGTCCATTAGATCTTTGTATTCATTATCTTCTTCAACTATATAATCTGTTTTATCAATAATACCTTTAGCTAATTTATAATTCTTAAGAATTTTTCTAGAATTATGTTTAAGATATTCTATACCTTGAAGCTCCAACCAATCTATATTATGAGCAGCCCAATCATCATTCTTTTTTTTAGCTGACAAAAACTGTATAGGTTGTGTTAGTGTAGCATTAGTTGGATAACTTTTACTATCAGCTTTAGCACCGTTTTTAAGTTGTAAGGCGTTATATACCTTCATAATATTATTTTTTTATTGTATATTTTATAGACGTATTCTCATAAAAAGAGGTGGTTGTCCATTTTGGAATATTTCCTGTTGATGTAGTTGACCAATAACTCATTATTTTATATTTTTAAAAGGAGATCTTTTATTTTTACCTTGTAAAGTCTTTTTTCTTCTACCTAAATTCTTAAAAGGTCTCATATTCAATTTATACATTTTTTGTGGTTTTTCCAAGTTATCTAAAGACTTATCCTTCTCTTTACGCTTAATATAGCCTCTATTAGCTTGTTGTAACTTTGCAAATGCTATTAGTGCAGAAAATGCTACAAGCCTATCTACGTTCAATCCAGGAAAATATTGTGACATTTCAATTAATAACATTTTATCAGGAATTCTTTCTACACCTAATTTTGATTTTATAACATCTCCTTCTTTATTAAACTCTTGATCTATCTCTTCTCTAATAAATTCTATAGCGTAAGATATTAAATGACTTTTAAATAATGTACCTGTATTCTTCCAACCATATTCTTGAAATACATTATTGTTAGATCCAAGATCTTTTAAAAATACTATTTGTTGTTTAGGTACTAAATACTTTTGTTTTTTTCTAGCAATCATGTGTTGTATAAAAAGAGATATATTATTTTCAACTAGTGTCCAAGCATTATACCATTCTATTATAAGTTCTAATTGTTCATGTGTTTTATTTATATCATCATATCTACCACACCATGATGCTACAATTTTATCACCTTCAGTAAATCTTTCTAAACCTGCTGCTGTTTCTTTTGTAACTTCTACAGGATTTTTATAAATAAATATACTACATAATGAATCTGATGTAGTTGTTTTACCTTCTGATACAGGGTCAATAGATCCATAATACATACTAAAAGGAGGATTTTTTATTGGTCTTTCCCACACAACTAATGCTCCTGATTTATCCTCTAATTTTTTATCTACTGGAAATTTAGATATAGGAAGTTTTTTAGTGCTACTACATGTAATTCCTTTTTCATCTCTTTCTAATTTTAAAAATTCATAAGAGTATTCTTTATCTTCTATTTTTTTTAATTGTTTAGATATTACATGTAATGGAAATATTGCTTCTTGTCTATATGCAAATGCTTCAGCAATATCTATTGGTTTCTGTGATATTCTTAATTGATACTGTTCAGGTGTCAAATCTTTTTTCCATTGTTCTCTTTCTTCTTTAATTGCTTTTAATGCTTCTTCAATTAATGTATTACCATATTTATCTATATAAGGAGGCATAGACCATTGTTCTGGAATAAACAAACCACAGTTTCCTATAGTTCCTTTATCATCCATTAAGTTTGTTTCTACTGCATATATATCATTTCCTTCTGGATTTAATATCATTTGTTTTAAAGGCTCACATTGATCAAGATCACCCACTGATCCAGCAGCTATAAACATACCTGTAGTCATCATACCAGATGTCATTGCAGGTCTAATGTATTCAAATGTTTGATCCATCTTTGGAGCAATTCCAGCCTCTTCATGAAAGAAGTAAGTACAAGGTCCACCTACACCAGTTGTTGCATTTTTTTCAAAAGATGCTCCTTGAATTTTTGACATTAAACCTTTATGAGTTTTTCTGTTATTAATAGTAACTTCAATTTTTTGTTCCCATAATAATATTTTAGAAGGATTAGTTGGTCTATACCATGCGGTGTGTTCATTAAGAAATGTTTTGTATTCTTCTAAAAATTTCCATGAACCTTTGTCATTTATATAATCTTTTAATGATGCACCTATTTTACATATAGATCCTTCTTCAAACCAAAATTGATTTACTATTTTAGCCATATGAAAATATGAAGATGCAATCTGACGTTTTTTAAGTATAGCTGCATGTCTATAATGTAGTTCTGCTAATAACTCATATAATGCCATATGATATTGCGCATCTCTTACTTTAGCAAAACCATACTTTTTTTCCTCTTTATCAAAGATTGGTAAAAAGTTTAACCACATATAGTAATCTCTTGTTACATAAAATATATTTTTATTACCATAATATATTGCACCTTCTCTGCATTTTTCTTTTTCTAAATTCCAATACTCAATATAATCTTTTGATCTAAAAGGTTTATTACAATAATAACTTTGTTTATTAAATGTTTCAGCTTGTTCATTAAACAACAAGGCAGTCTCATCAAATTGATACTGCCCTGGTTCTTTAAAAATTGTAAGTAAAAATCTTATAAAATCTTCTCTTGTTTCAAATTCTTTATAAGACCATTTTCCTTCTTTATATTGTGGAATTTTTTTAAACATATTTTAATATAAATGCTCCTTCATGTAATATTATACAATCTTGATCATCATGTTTTACATTATATGCACCTGATGTCATTTCCCATTCTACCTCATCTCCTACCTTAAGATTTGAAGTACATTCAGAACCTAATTTTAAAATAGTTCCTCTAGGTATTTCTTGAACTTGTGAATCAGGAAGAATAATTCCTGTGTCTGTTGTATCTTTTTTTGGTACTAATTTAATTAATACTCTTTTTCCAAGTGGTTGAATTTTTTTACTCATTGTTTTAAATTTAAATTTATAATTGATCATATGCTAAACCCTGACCACCGCGGACAGAGCTTTGTTGTTCATTTTTCATATCTGTATATGCTCCTTTAAAAGATTGTCTTATCTGATCAAATTTAGCAGCAGTATTAACTAATGCAGTTAAATTACCATCTCTACCGTGATCAATAGACGTAGTCTCCATATATCTAGCTAATCTATCTAGCATTGTTTTAATACCTTTATAAGCTCTATATGTAGGAGTTTCATATAATTCTTTACAAGTGTCTATAGCATGTCTTATTGGGCCATCTTCTGTAGATTCTTCTAATCCTATTTCTTCTATTATCATATCTTCTTTTTCATGTTCTGGTAAATTAAAAAAAGGATTCATATCAGGATCAGGACATGTCATATAAAATACATATTGATATATAGGTAAATATGTATCTGGATATTCATCCATTATTTTTTTAAGTGATTTTAGTGTATAACAATGTTCACTAGGAACTACTTTACCATTTTGTATATCAAATAATTTTACTAACATATTGGATTATCTTTTAACCACATAATTAAACTTTGTACTTCTTGTTTTAAATATGGTAAATTATACATTTTTATTTCTTTTATAATTGGTTCATTTTGATCATTATATTTTGTTATTGGGTAACCATGATCATCTTTACCTTTTTCTTCAAATGTAACATGTTGTATTTGAAGATCTCCTATTTTAAGTTTAGGATTATGTTTTTTAATAATATAAATATATAAACTTAATTGTAAATTATAATGTTTAAGATTACAATCATCAAGATGGCTAACAGGTTTATACATTTTAGAAGTTATACCTTCCCAATTAGTAAACCCTTTAGTTTTAATTTCTTTATTTGTTTTATAATCTAATATATTAATTTTACCATTTACTATAGTAACAAGATCTGCTTGTCCACATAAACCAGCAGATTTTAAATAAACAAAATGTTCTGGATATATACCATCTTTTAACTTTTGTTCAGGTGCAATTTTTATACCATTTTGATCAGTAATTGGTTTTACAATAGGAATTTCTACACCTTCTCTAGAAATTGTTTTAAATTCACATAATCTTTCTTCTCTTTCATCATGATACCAATTACCTAACTCAATAGCTCTTTCAGATTCTTTATTCCAAATTTCTAATATTTTTTTTGGTGGTATTTTATACCATTTTGATCTTTTGTTTTTAGATGATTTTTTTGATTGTGCTTCTGCATCAAATTTAGGTTTAAACATACCTACAAATGATGTAACACTTGTCCACTTAATTTGATCTTTTTTAAGATCTTCATTAAGGGTTTCATATACATGACCGTCTGATTTAAATATTACTGGCATCTTTTATTTGTTTTTTTATAGCTTTTTCTCCTTCTTTGTTTGTAACAGCTTTCCATTTTCCTATTGGACATCCAGAAGAAAGAGATCTAATTTTTAATCCTATACTACAACCACATTTACCACAACATGGTCTTGTAGCTTTTATTGCACATTTATTTCCTTCAGTATCTAAATGTTCACATGCTGAACAATCCATCCATCTTACTTTTGCAATTTCTTCTACATCTTCATTTTTAAAAATTTTATTTTTAACCCCTTCTGCAATTTTATCCAAATTAGTAAATGCACTAACTATTTTATTTATTTTCATTTTTAAATTCTTTTTTTGCTTTTAATTTTTCATTTAATTTTTCTAATGCTGCTTCCATTAGCTTAATTTTATTTTTAACAGGTATATATTTTTCATAACCTTTGTATGTCATTTTTTCTAGGTTACCTAATATATCTTTATTTCTTTTAATTGCTTTTTCTAATCTTGATTTTCTTATTGTAAAAGTACCTAATGAAGAAATATTAATATGAGTATCTTCTAAATCAGATAAACTTTTTCTTACTTTACTGTAGTAAAATGTTACAAGATTATCAACAACATCCTTATGTACACCAATTTCTTTGGCAACACTATCAAAAAAGAATTTATGATTCTTTGGCTTCAAATCCTAAAACTTTTATATCTAATAAAATAGTACCTTCAGTTTCTATATTCATATTTAAACTAATAGTTTTTTTATTAGATCCATTTTTTACAATTAAATTTTTCTTTTCTGCTTTTGTAATAGCATTTCTACATGATTGTGAGCTTTTAAATATTCCTCTTTTAGATATCTCTTTACAAAATTCAGTTAACTCTTTCATACCTTTTTTTGCTAATTCACATAAACATTCTAAATCAGAATTGCTAATTGTAATATTATTTAAAAAGCAATGAGTAAGGATTTGGTATTTAATAACCTCATCCTTACTTACTTTTGCTTTAATATTTACTTTATTAACTACAGCCATGAATGTCTAATATCTTTACTTTCTAATAATGTATATGTAAAATTATTATTCCATGTATCTCTTGCTTTTCTACATATTTTCATAAATAATTTCCAATCATCATTAGAAGCAATCACTTGACAACCTGCTGACCATTTATCTACTTGCGTTGATTTTTTACCAGCATATTTAGTTGCTCTGTGAATATTAATACCAAATAAACCTTCTTGTACAGAATCTTCATGTAAATTATACATATGATCACGGTTATTATCACGGTAAACTTTAACAGGATTTTGTTGTCCTAAAGCTTCATATCTACCTTGATGTTTTCTGATCTTATGACTAGATCTATATTGACCAGGTTTAAGTATAGCAACACCTTCTTTTCTCATTATATTTTCAACCCAGTGTGTTCCTGGATCTGTTGTACAATTAAAAGAATGAAATTGCCATTCACCATTAACTTTATAAGAAAGAGTAATTTTGTCATCAAATCGGTTTGTGACTTCATTTTTAGTATCAGAGTTTCTTACACCCACAATATTAAGATTATAGTCACCTTGTTCAAACCATTTGTAACCCATTTGTTTTAGAGTTTGTTCAATTTTTTCTCTACTTAGTTGCATCTTCTTTCTTTTTTAAAGTCCTTTTAGGTGTTGGTGGAACAGCACTTGGTGTAGGCATAGGAACTTTATTAGGTTCTGGTGCCGCTGGTGGTTCTGCCATTGACTTAGTAATAAACATTTGTGCTTGTAATCTTTCAGCACGTGTTTTCTCAATATCTCTTAAAAGAGTTTCATATTGTAACTGAGTTTCTAAAGAAGGAATATGATCCTCATAATATTTAGTTATTTCAGCTCGTTTAACAGCCATCTCCTCAACTGTGAGATCTTCTGCATTTTTTGTTGGATTTTCTATTTTATCCGCCATGATTAAAAAGTTTTTAAATTAATACTAGGCAAATATATATAAAAAGTTTAAATAAAAAAAGTTTACAAGAAAAATTTTAAAATTTATCTATTGTAGTGTAATTACAAATAGCATCTGCTCTATTAGCAGTTGTACTAATCCATATTGCTGTACTAGATGGAATTTCAAAAGGTGTATTTTCAAATACATCAATAGTATAACCTACACCAATTTTTAATGCTTTAATAATATAATAATCTGGATTACCACCAGATCCATCAGTATCTAAAAATACATTAACTGCTATAGATCCAGTATGACTATTAGATATTATCAAAGAATCAATTCTTGTTTGTTTACCTAAAGCATCTAATGCTGGAGTTATTCTTACTGGTGTTGTTGTTATATTTGCTGCTGCTATTGTTGCCATATTAAGATAGTGTTAATGTTATTGATTTACTTACCCCACCATTTGTAACTGTCATTACTATATTATATGATGCTGGTGTTTTTCCTTTAGCTGGAACAGTTACCATATCTCCAAATGCTATTGTTGTGCTACTACCTATTGTTACTATATTAGTATCACCAGCTAGTGCTGTAGTGCTGCTAGTACCTAAAGTCATACTTACCTTTTTAGTATTATCTGTTATAGCATTTGCTTGTGCTGTAGATATAGTTGTTGTATCACCTGCCATTGCTGTAGTACTAGTAGTGCCTAAACCTGGAAATGTAGATTTACTTTTATTAGTTGATATTTCCGTTCTAAGATAATCTAACTCTTCTTGCATTTTTTGTATTTGATATAATAATGCTGCTTCTGGTTCAAATAAAAATAAATCTTCATGATGATCATTATCAAAATTTGCTTTAATCTTTGTTAAGTCAGCCCCACTTTTACTATGGATTGATTCATATTTTTTACTTGTTAATGCCATAATCTATATTTTTTAAATTAATGCTAGTGTTAATGTTGCTCCAAATAATTTATCTGTTGTATTTCCTGGAGCCCATGAAACCATTATACATTTTGCAGCATCGTATACTATTGGATTAGTTAATGCTATAGGTGTATTAGATAAACCAGTGCTTGTTCCAGCAGGTGCTGAATAAACCCCTGTTTGTATACTATATACATATACAGCTACAGCTTTATTTGCGCTTGCATGTACATCTACATGTGTCACTTTATGTCCAAATGGTATGTCTTTAAATCCCCATATAAGTGCTGTATTTCTTGCAACTATTAAACCAGCAGGGCTTACTATAGTAAACATATTAGGCCTTCCTGAAGCACTATCAGGTACAAAATCTGATAGAAGCATTTTTAGTGTAAGGTTAACATGCTGCAAAGTTCCATCTGTATCAGGTAATGATAAAGTTCTATCTGCTGTAGGTTCACCACCTTTTAAAGTTGTTTCATGAGCATCAGCTGTTGTTCCTTCAAATATAACACCTTTATCAGCACCAGTTAATGTAATATCTCCAGATGTTGATATAGAGCCTGCGTCTAAGCTTCCACTAAATGTAGATGCTAATGTACTACCATCCATGTTTAATATTTGCTGATGAGATTGTGCTGAACTACCACTACTACCTGCAGCTGATCCATAAAAATAATATTCATTATTACCTGATCCTGTTGTAGCATTACCAGTACCTTTACCTGTATAAAATCTCATACCACCTCCTGCTTTATTAGTCCCAGCAGCATCACCCGCTTGTACAACTAAAGGACTTCCTGTACTATTAGAAGGTTGAGGGCTTACTCCTATAGTTGCAGGATAACCAACATTAAAAGCTGTTGAAGAGTCTATATCTATTGCTGTACCATAAGATTCAACCATCCATGCTGGAGGAGCTGTAGCAATATCAAAATTATCTGTACCTATAGTAAAAGTATCTCCAACTAAAGATAAGTTACCATCTGCACTAATAGATAAATCAGCTGCTGATGCAGATGCATCAACTGTTTGAAGTAAAGTAGCACCGCTAGTTGTAGTACGTATTTCAAAATAATCAGGAGTTCCAAATGATCCTACACTAGTTTCATTAGGTGCATAAAATTTACTATAGTTATAATCACCAGAATTATAAAAATTACTATGATATGTTTCTACATGTGCGGTTGTACCACTTGATTGTGTTTTAGCAACTTTACTTATTACACCTCCCCAAGTTTCAGGAAGAAGAGGAGTACCAGATGCACCTGTTCCTGTTCCTAAACCACCAGCTAATACTACTGATCCTCCACCTAAATTAGTTGAACCAGTTTGAGCATCTCCTCCATTTATTATAACTGACCCACCCCAATCAAGAGCACCAGATCCACTATTTGTAGTTTTAGTTATAGTTGCAGCATTATGATCTGCAGGACCAAAAGTTAATGTATTAGAAGTATAAGTTAAATCAGATTCAATATCAAGAGTATCAGAACTTGCATATGTAGCTATACCATTAACTGTTGTTCCATTTAATGTAACCTTTGTATCTGTAGCATTAACAGTTATTGCAGTACCAGAAACAGATGTTGTAACATTTGTACCTCCTCTAACTGAAATAACACCACTAGTTGTAATTGCTGTTCCTGAACCTGAGTCTGCTCCAGGAGTAATAGATGTAACAGTACCAGTACCTGGAGTAACAGTAGTCCAAGTTAATACACCGTTGCCATCAGTGGTTAATAATTGACCTGCGGAACCATCATCATTAGGAAGGGTAAGTTCATAAGCATATGTAGCAGGATCTGGTGGAGTAAGAAGAACTCCCCCAATCATTAGATCATCAAATATTGTATGCTTACCTAAGTATTTCATTTTTTGGCAAATTTCTCAACGCCGCTAATACCAAAGCAGCCGAGAACAACCCAAACAAATGAATCATATACAAATTCATTAATTACAAGATCATAACCGTACCAACCAGTGGCAAGATCAGCAATCATTATTATACACATTATTATAAAAGCTACAAAACCAACTATAGCTTTTTCATTCCAATCATTATCATCTTTAAATATTTTCATAACTTTTTTTCTTCTGCTTTTGTTTTACAATCAGAGCAAGATATAACATCTATTGCATATCCTGTAATTATTTCAACAGATATTTCTTTTATATCTTCTCCTGTTATTTCTATATTACAATTTTGACAATTAGCCATTATAATACATTATTAGGGCCCATTTGCATTCCGTAAGGGCATCCACATCCTTGAACTACACCGCCATGTTTCTTTTTGTACCTACTAACTCTACCTTTAGTTTTCTTTTCTTTTTTAGCAGCAGCTTTTTCAGATGGGCTTAATTCACTCCATGTACTAGGTGTTTTACTACTTACTTTTTTTGTAGGTCTAAATGTAGTATCTCCACCACTATAGTCTTTATCACCAGACGGTGTTCTCCAATCCTCTTTAAACCAACGTCTAAGAGCAGCTCCTTTTGCAGATTTACGGACAGCCATTACTTTTTCTTTTTATTACCCCAGTTAGCAGCACCAACTTTACGGCATTTAGCTAATGCACCACTAGCATAAGCAGAAGGCCAAACATCATATCTAGCTTTTACTTTACTATAACATGCATCTTTAGTTGCACCACCTTTCTTTTTTCTATCTTTTATAACTTTTTTTAGTACACTCATAATTAACAATTCCACTTTTTTAGAGATAGACTTAATCTGTCTTTCCCCGTATTATTACTAGGTTTTTGTCTTTTTCTCATACCACGCATTCTAGAACAAAATGATTTTTTTCTTTTTTTCTTTTCTCCTGTAGGGTTACTTTCTGTAACAGGAGGTTTTAAATTATCTCCTTGTTTTTTTGCAGATGCTCTACCTTTTGCATTTAATCCACCAGAAGGACTTTGACCTTCTTTACGTTGCCATGCTGGAGTAGATCCACCAGTCTTATACATACCTGGTACACGCTTACCTGACCATCCGCCTGAACCCATAACAGGTAACTTAGGACCGTATCCTTCATAAGGACCCCCCTTAGCTTTTTTAGGTTTAGTATGCCCCCATCCTCTTTTCTTTAATGATAAATGCATTTCATAAGTGTTAGCCATTTTGCCTTCACCTGATTTACTATACATCATATGTTTTTTAAACTTTGCCATATTTATACGCTTTTACGTTTGCCACCGTCATACTCCACGGCATAACCTTCTTTTACGAGGCAGTCATTTACACAAACTTTAGTTATTACATCTTTACCAGCAATCTTATCAATATGCAATCTACCAATAACTCTACCAAACTTACCTAGCTCTTTTGATTCTAGTTCAAAACAATTAGCAGCTCCTTCCATCATTTCCTTTAATCTTTCCTTTGCAGCCAATCCTAATTTCTTTTCAACCTTGTTTCTAGTTCTAGATTCAGGTGCGTTGATCCCACCTAATCTAATTCTTTTAGTGACCTTGATATCAAAACCAAGATCTATTTCTGCATCAATAGTATCACCATCTACTACTCTTGTACATTTTGCATTATATGTATACATCTAATATCTTTTTAAGTTCAGCGCACTTTTCATATTCTTCACGATCTTCAAAGTGCCATATTAAGTCTTCCAATACCTCACTATCAAATCCCTCAGTAGGATCATATATTAAAATACTGCTACTAGGAGTTAATCCTTTGAGACTTGTTAATTCTGTTAAGGTTGCTTTTTTAGTTACAAGCTTATACGAATTTTCAAAGGCCGCGTCCATAATTTCATTTTCCATTTCTATCCTTTCCCCTTCAGGAAGTTCAGAAAGAAAGTCATTTGGTTCTTTATCTTTACTCATAATTTATTTTTAGTTTGCCTTTTTGTAAAGGATGGGGTTATATCCCCTATACTATAATATAATAAATTTTTGAGTGGTATAAAAGTTTTGTGTGTTTTAAGTTCTCATGAGGTCCCTATGTTCTGCTCCCCGGATTAATAGCGGAGTGGTCCTACCCCCTATAGTTTATATAGCAGGTATAGCACACTCTTTTTAATTTTGACTTATGTCTGATATTAATGAAACAAATCCTACTTTAGAAACTCAAAACAAGAGTGTAGGTACACAGGATAACAGCACGAAACCTGTGGAAAATAACATCAGTAAAGAATCTTACTTTCATAACTTTAGTAGTAATGCTGATAGTAGTGGGGTAATTGTCAAGCCTTCTTTAACAGGACAGATGATACCAACCGGTAGAACTGATAAGCATGGCAACAAGACATTCAAGAGAGGACCATTTGATTATAGATTTGGTCTGTACATTGAATGGAATGAGAATGATGAAGCTATTCCACCACAGGACTTGTGGACTGATGAGGATAAGGATACTCTAATAGAAGGAGTCCAAATCCATTTTGATCAGCCAGTAAGACCTAATGGAGAGAAGCTACTTGATGACCAAGGTCGTGAATGGCTATTCTGGGCTTATTAGTCAGGAGGGAGGGAGTCTTTCCCTCTTTCTCAAGAGGAAACATTACTTGAATTACTGCAAATGTAGTAGGTTATAGGCATACAGGCTTATAATCTACTATGTTGTAGTTATTTTTTTTTGTTTTGTGTGTTAATGTGTGTGCACTACATCAAAAACACCACATTTTACCACTTTACACCACAACTCATAATGGTTAACACCATAATATATAATATAGCTATAAGTACTTTAATAACTATCGTAAAGCCCAGAGGGTGCTCGTGTCTTAATAACCTTGAAACTGCAGACTAGATTAGGTTGATAGTGTACTTATAGTCTATATGTTCTCTCTCTATAGGATAAGAGACATAGTAACCGCAACATTATAATGGGATAGTATGGTTACATCTAGTATGTAGTAGCTTAGGAAACCTGAACATAGTAGCATTATTGCACTACGGTTTGAGGCAAACTATATTAGAACAGAGGTTCAATTCCTCTATATCTCACAACTAACAGAGTAAACTGTTCAAATCAACCAACTTAATAGAATATTAACTTAATACTAATTAAAATGAAAAAATTACTTTTACTTATGAACAAGTACACTAATGCTACTGTATTAACTGTATTTGGATTCTTATTACCGTTATCTATATTGTTTGTAACGGCAATAATATTATTAACTGAAGCTCAATGGTTATTCGGATATGATCAATGGGGCGTAAAGTTTATGTTTATTATATCATTGATAGTAATGAACCTTTGGGCATTGTTCTCTATATGGTTAACATATAAGAGTTGCCCTGTTAAGATAGCATATGAAAGAGTTCCTTGTATAGGAATAGGTATCGTATACAATGTGAATAGTAACAAAACTCCAATAAATTTTGGTATACTGTTACCATTCTTTGCTTTCGGATTAGAATTTAAAAAAGAGAGTGTGAAGTAGGTCTGTAATGGAGAGGTAGTTATACTATCTCTCTTTTACATTAATATCACACAAACAAGACACCACTGTCACACTAACAGTACCATTATATTTTAATAGCTACTAAATATAATGTTGATAGAGTAGTTTGTTCTATTCTATTTAAGTGGGTAGTGATTAAGGGGGCGTATGCCCTCTTAGTCCTTTAATATATTATAACATGATAGATAAAATAGTAAAACAAAAAATGATAAGTAAGATTTTTGATCCTTTATTTAATAGAGATGTCAAGAATATAGATAATATAATTAATGCAGTGAAACATATGATTAGTGATGCAGATATGGATATGTTAGTATATATGATTTGCACACCTGATTATGTACCTTTAGTATTAGGAGATATAGTTAAATGGAAACCTGAATCATATGAAATTAAAGATACAATTGAATTAGATCGGATGAAAGATGCAGGATTAATGGATAAAGATGGATTTATTTATGGTGAAGTTGCAGACAGTTCAAATTATGGTGATTCTTTTAATCCATATTATTATGAAATGAAAGTTAATGCATTCTTATTAAATAAGAATAATGATATTAGTATTCAAGAAATGAATGCTAGAACTCTTCGTTTACATAAATTAAGAGTACATGGTAATGATTTACCTGGAATGGTATGGGAAAGAGTAGTAAAAGATATGGTATAGTTTATAAAGATATAGTAACAGATCCAGAATTGTCCATGCAAGCTAAAGCTGTTTACTCTATCTTAACTACATACTGTAATAAAGAGAGAACTTGTTTTCCTTCAATTAATACAATTGCTGATCTATGTGATGTAAATCCACGTACAATTAGCAGGAAAATTAAAGAATTAAAGGAAAAAGGTTACATTAAAAGGATAGGTAGAAAATTTATTGTAATGTGATAGCTATACTACTCTTAATTATTATTAATAGTGGCTGAAAAGCATTAGAATAATTGATTTGAATCACATATATTTGCATATGATTTACCAATTACCAAACGGAAGAATAATAGAAATGTCATTAGAGCAATTTTTAGAGCTTGATGAACAAGATATTAGAGAACTAAATGGTCTTGGTAAAGAATTCACATCTGAAACACCTAATCCTTTTTACAAATCTGCAATTAAAAATCCAGGTAGAAAGACTGATGAGCCTGAAGTCTGGGAATTTAATGAAAGAGAACCAAGCCTTGATGAGATCAAGGATATAGAAAAATTGGATGATAAATACTTCCATCGTGATGACACGTAAGTCATAAAAACAATTAAATAATTTATTAACACACAAAAACCAATTTTATTATGGCACAAAATGCTAAAATCAAAGTAGTTGCTGATCAACAAGGCAGCATTATATCAATTTCACCAAATAATCCAGAATGGGGATCAATTAGAATAGAGCAAAGAACAGTTAGTTTTAACTCTAAAGGTTTTAGAGATTCTAAAGTAAGAACTTTCTTCTTTAAAGGTAAAGTAGAAGAGCTTCAAGAAGATAATATAACACTTGATACAGAATTTACAGGTAATATAGTTATTAAAGAATCTTTTGAACCATTCTTTACAAACACTGAGCATCCAAAGTATGAGCAATTAAGAGATAAAGATCTTAAAATTGCTGGAGATACTGGTATAAGATGTAAAGGAGTAGATCCTGAAACAGGTGAAGTAAGAGATATTTATAGAACAACAGAATATGATTCTACAGGTACTAAACAAGATGTATTAATTGCACATGTCAATGGTGATGAAATTAGAGCAGCTAATAGTTCTAATGTATCTGTTAACATATCTAAATCTGAAATGGAAAACTTAACTAAAAGCAAAAAGAAAGAAGAAGCTAAAGTTGAGGAACCAATGGAAGAGGAAGAAGTGGTAATGGAAGAAGAATCATTTGAATTATAGGAATGATCAACCTTAACTGATCTCTAGTAGTAATACTAGTTTAAATTTTTTTTTTGAGAAGGTAGAACTTGTTATCATAGTACTTAGTAGGTTATTATGATAACTTTCTACCTTTTCTTTTGTATAACCCACTTAAATATTTAAAACCATGTTAAATGAAGAACAATTAAAAAAACTACAACCAAAATTAGAGAAATTTCAAGAACAAAGATTAAAAGAAAGATATTTATACTTAGGTATACTATCTGAATATCAATTAGTTAAAAAAGATCTTGTACAACCAATAGTTTATACAAAGTTAAATCCTAGACAACACTTTTTATTCAAAAGAGTATTACATGGATTAAAAATGTATAAAAGAGAGGAAGTTGCAGAAATGCATTGGGACAAGAAGCGTAGGATAACTAAAGTATGGAAAAGAGGTCAAGACATTATAAATGAATGGAAACAACTGATTTCTTATAAACAAATTCAACCAATATTTCGTATATTTGCTAAATCTGAATTAGGTAGAGAAATATATGAAATGCCGTTTGAATATTTGCCTGACTATAAGAATAAAATGACTCTTAAAGAGTTAGGTATAAACTATGAAGATTTAATATTAAAATTTATAGGCAAAGGTTTATTACCTAAAAATTATTTTAGTTTAAAAGCAGCATGAGACAAAAATCAAAAAAGATGCAAAAAATTGACGCAGAGTATAGTAAGTTAAGAAGGGTATTTCTTACTGACTATCCTTTGTGTCAAGCTGCACTGCATAAATGTACTAACAATTCAACTGAAGTACATCATAAAAAAGGTAGAGGTAAATATCATAATGATGTAAGTACCTGGTTATCAGTATGTAGAAACTGTCACACATGGATAGAACTTAATCCAATAGAGGCAGAAGAATTAGGATTTTCAATTAAAAGAATATGATTAAATTATTAAAATACTTAGCAGAAAATTTACAAAAAGAAGATCTATATGGTCTTGCAATGTTTTTATCAAATAACCCTGATGTTATAGATCAAGAAACACTATTGCATATAATAAATGATGTTAATGACTTTGAAATGCAGACATTACCAGAAGAATTAAATGAAAGACTCAATAAAATCCAAGAACATTTTAAAGAAATGGATCAACATGAAGAGTTACATAAAATATTAAAAAATAATAATATAAGATTAAATTAAATAATTATGAATGAACATGGAATAAGTCCGTACTTAACGGCAGCTATTATGATAGCTATTTGTATACTTTTAGTATGTTTAGCTTAAGATGAAAGTGAAAGAAATATCAAGAGATAAAGTACAAACAGATGCTTTAGACATAGCAATTAATAATAATAGAGCAACGCTCGGTATATCAATGGGTGTTGGTAAGACAAGAATTGCCATTAACCATTTATCAAAACTATATGATCCTTTCATAAGAGTTTTAGTTGTTGTTCCTAAATGGTCTGTTAAAGACTCTTGGGAAGTAGAACTAGTAAAAATGGATCTATTTTTTCAATTAGACAAGCATATAAAGTATACAACATACTTGTCATTAAATAAACTTAATCCAAATGATTATGATATAGTTTATTTAGATGAATGTCATAGTTTATTAGAATCACATGAAGAATTTCTCTCTGAATTTAAAGGTAGAATACTAGGTTTAACCGGTACACCACCTAAATCTGGTGAGAAATTAAAGATGGTTAATAAATACTGCCCTGTTAAATATACATTTAGTGTTGATGATGCAACAGACAGCAGTATACTTAATGACTATCAAATTATAGTACATGAATTAGAATTATCTAGAGTAAAGAATGTTAAAAAATCTGCAAAAGATGGAAGAACATGGTATACTTCAGAATTAGCTGATTATCAGTACTATACAGGAGCATTAGGAGATGCTCAATCACCTAAACAAAGACAATTTCTCTCTATTATGAGAATGAAAGCTATGATGGATTATCCAACTAAAGAAGCATATGCTAAAGGTTTGATAAAAAATATTAGTGATCAATGTATTGTCTTTGCTAATACACAAGCACAAGCTGATAGAATGTGTAAACATAGTTATCATTCTAAAAACACTGCATCGGAAGATAACTTACAGTTATTTAGTGATGGAAGAATAGATAAACTATCTTGTGTATTACAATTAAGTGAGGGTGTAACAATACCTAATTTAAAACAAGGTATTATAATGCATGCATATGGCAATGAGCGTAAGTCAGCACAAAGAATAGGACGTTTGCTGCGCCTAAATCCTAGTGAGACCGCAATTTGCCATATACTGTGTTATAAAAATAGTCAAGATGTTAAATGGGTCAATGCAGCATTATCTACATTTGACTCAGATAAAGTTAAATATTTTAATCCTTTAGAAAGATGATAAATTTACTAACACTAGCTGGAGTATGTATTTTTGGTGGAGCTTGCTTTGCTTTAGGTATGTACGTAACAACACAAATAGGTGATTGGATCAATAAACAAATAAAAAATGGAAAATAATATTTGTTGTATTTGTGAACAAGAATATCAGGGGCACGGACATAATCCGTTGCCCTTATATAACTCAGAAGGAAGATGTTGCACAACATGTAACTTTACAAAAGTACTTCCTGCACGTTTAATGTTAAAAAAAATTAAAGATGGGACTAATGAAAGAGATTTACCTTGAAATGATACGTAGAGATTTTCAAGGTTCACCGCATGAATTTATGAATATATGGTTTAAAGAAAATAATATTAAAAAGAAAAGAAAAAATGCCAAGACAAACATACTCAAAAAAAATAAATGAATGGGATCTAGATATAGAATATAATTACATACCAGCTGAACCAAGCACACATGATTATCCTGGTACAGGATCAACAGTAGAAGTAACAGCTATTTATTTATGGAATGATGACATAAACATGTCAACTGATGAACAAGTAGATATGGCTGATTTTTTTTATGAACTATGTCCAGAAACTATGTATGAAATAGAAAAAGAAATAGTAGAGGAACATGAAAATTTATAAACTATGACTGATAAAGAACTTAAAGAATGGGAAGAAGAAAATAGAGAAGCAGAAGTAATTATAAAAAAAATTGTAATTATTTTAGCTATAGGTGCAGCAATATCATTAATAGCTTTTGCAATAGGATTATTATGAAAAAGGATGATTTTTTCTTCATAATGTTAATGCTATGTTGGCTAGGACTTATATTAATATCAATACTTGCAAGATGAAAAATAATTTCTTTTCAATACTAAAGAAAGTGGATGGAGAACTCATTCACACTATAAAAGCTAAAGGTACTCTTTATAAAAATTGGATACAAGAATTACCTGAAGGAACTAAAATAGAAATATTTGCTAGTGTATCTGGCGAAGATGGAACTAATGCACAACTTGCAAAGATTCATGCCATGATCAGAGAATTAGCAAATGAAATAGGTCATACATTTGCAGAACTTAAACTTGAGGCTAAAAGAAAAACAGGATTATGTTTTGTAAGAGATAAACAAGAATATTGTAAATCATTTAAGGACTGCAGTAAGCAAGAATTAAATCTAGTTATACAGTCCTTAATTGAAATGGGGGATTTTACTGGTCTGAACCTTCGTTAATTTTAAAATGTTTTTTGTATGCTTCACTATAATCAGCCATATTACGTGCTGAATCTGCATCATCAACATTCATTTTATTAATTATACCTGCCATCTCTTCATTAATTGGCTTTTCAGTATATCTAGTTAATTTTTGATCAGCTGCTTGATAATTAATTTCAGATAAAAGTGACATCAGTGTCCATATTGCTTTATCTCTTAAAGGTACTTCGTCTTTTACATCTTTGAAGTTTGTTCTTATTTGATTCATAATTATTATGATCTCTTCAGGAGACATATCTTTCATGATAAAATGTAGAACATCTTCAATTGCATATCTAAAACTTCCTGATATAGGAACATTTACAACTGCTTCACTAGGAATGTATACTGTACCTTGATCAGCATTTAATTTACTTATAGATTCAAGCTTGTCTTTAGATTTAAGTATTTTAGGATTAGGACCTTTTGCTTTCTTATTTTTAGCCATAATATTATGTTTAATTATATGTAAAGATACAATAAATTTGTTATCTTTACAACCCTCAAAAAATAAAACAATGTTTAAAGAAGATATTTTAGAAATGACAAATGAAATTCAAAAATTTAAAAATGAATTTGAGTCAAAATATGAAAAGAATATTAATATATTAATCAGTGATAAATCTGATATAGTTGTCAATGTAAGACAATGGGAAGATGAGATAATTGCAATGAAAGAAGCTCATCAAATAAAAACTATAGAAATACTTGAAAAATTAGTAATAGGAACAATGAGACAATTGTATCCTGAATTTAAAGGATGGAGATCCTTGGGAAAAGAATGCAGAAGAAGAGAGTTTGTAATATTCAAACAAATCTTTTGCTATGTATGTAATAAAATAGGATTTACATTACAATATACAGGAGCTCATATTAATAAACACCATGCAAGTGTAATACATAGTATTAAACAAGTAGAAGGTTTACTAGATATAGGTGATGTACAAGTATGTGAAGCATATGATAAATTAAAAGAAAATATTAAGAATTATGTTAGAACTATTCCAGAAGATATTAAAAGACAAACTTACACCGAACCAATTACTTCTCTTATATGGGATTAAGAATAGTATTTCCTTTCCTATATCAAATAAGAAAGAAGATGCAACAAGATTAATTGAGTTAGGATTAGTAATATATAAGAAACCTAAGTTTACATTAAGTGCAAAAGGTAAAAGTATTTGTGTTAAATATAATCAATACTTTAAAGTCTCTAAAAAGAGAACTACCACACAATTACTAGGTAAAGGATATGTAGAAATGCTTAAAACATATAGAGAAGCATGGCCTGCAGGTAAATTACCAAGTGGTAAACCAGGTAGACAAAATATTAAGACATTAGAAAATGCATTTAGATGGTTCTTTGATACTTATGATTATACATGGGATGAAGTTGCACATGCAACTGTTATGTATCTTCAAGAATACAAAGAAAAAGACTATATGTATATGAAAACAAGTCAATATTTTATATGTAAAACAGATAAATATAAAGTAAAGCATTCAGAGCTAGCTGATTATTGTGACATGGTCCGTGATGGTGTAAAAATAGATGATGATCAACCTTTTAAAGAAAAAGTAGTATGAGTCAGATCAAACCAGCATGGGATGGACAGTATCAGTCTTTTAATGAAGCACTAAAATATATGCTTGCTAGGCAGAGTGGTAAAGAGAAATCTATACAAACTCCATGGCCTAAGTTTAATGATGCTATAACAGAAGGATTAGAATGGAATACTCTTACAGTAATTGGAGGAAGACCTGGATCAGGTAAAACTTTAATTAAAGATCAAATTGTAAGAGAATCATTTATTTTAAATCCAGCTGAAGATTTTAGAGTATTAGAATTTAGCTTTGAAATGGTAGGTAGAACTACAGCATTAAGAGAGTTTTCATCTTTAACTGGTAAAACTTATAAGGAACTATGTAGTGCAGGAACTACTTTATCTAAGGATACATTTGACAAATGTCATGTATATGCTAAAGATAGAATTAAAAGTCCTGTAGATATAATAACTACACCTATGACTGTAAATCAAATGAGAGATCAAGTAGATATCTATATGAATTTACATCAAGGTAAAAAAACTATTATAACTCTTGATCACAGTATATTAGTAAAGAGAGCACCATATCAAAATAACAGATTAGATATGTTATTTGAATTAGGTGAGTTCTTTACACAATGTAAGAGAGATTATCCTTGTATGTTTATATGTCTATCACAATTAAATAGGAATATAGATAATCCAGACAGAGCAGCAAATGGTAAATATGGTAATTATGTATTAGAATCAGATATATTTGGTTCAGATGCAATGTTACAACATGCTGATACCTTAATTGGTATTAACCGGCCTGCTAAACAAAAGATTAGATATTATGGTCCTGATAGATATATAATAGAAGATGACAGAACTTTAGTATTACATTTTTTAAAAGCAAGAAATGGAGATACACGCATGAGTTTTTTCAAAGCACAATTTGAAAGAATGCAAATAGCTGAGATGGATACACCACCTCAAGAAAAAAGAAGATAATATATGGTAACAACAAAAACTAAAAGTATGACTCCACAAGAGCGTAAAGCAAAAGTATTTGAATTAAGAAAAGAGCATCAAAGTTATTTTGAAAAATCAAATAACACAAATGCATTATATATTCCAAAGATGGCGTATAGACCATCAGGTAAAGATGAGTTGCATGTATCTTTCTTTCCTAGTGAACTACAAAAAGGTAGAGATATCTTTACAGAGTTTGTTAGTATAGAGTATGAATCAGAAGATCCTAAAAGAACATTGTATTTATTAAAACACAATGCACATTGGGCTGAAGAATATGAAGTGGTAACAAGCAGTTCAGGGTTTGAAAGACATATTGTACCTGTAAGTGAACTAAAAGTAATTAATGATGTAACTGATAGAAATTCACCTACCAAGGAACCAGAATTCATTAAAAATCCAGAAAAAAGAGAAATAGTAGATGTTCTTATTGGAATTGAAAGAGCATTGTTAAGTATAAATCAAAAATTAAGTAAATAATGGCACAATCTGTATTAGTTATAGCTGACTCCGGGTCAGGTAAGTCAACGTCAATTAGAGATTTAGATCCTAAAGAAACGTTTATAATCAATATTGCTAATAAACCTTTACCATTCAAAGGATGGAAAAAGAATTATACAGCAATCACTAAAGATAATCCTAAAGGTAATATGGCTACTACAGCCACAGCTGCAGGAATTATGAAAGCTATGATGCATGTTAATGATAAAATGCCTCATATAAAAAATCTAGTAGTTGATGACTGGCAATATATGTCCAGCTTTGAGTACTTTGATAGAGCTGATGAGAAAGGTTATGATAAGTTTACCTCTATTGCAAAGAATCTTGCACAAGTTGCTAAGATGCCTAAAGATATGAGAGATGACTTATATATATTCTTTCTTACACACTCTGAAGAATCAACAGATGTGAATGGACACAGAAAAGTAAAAGCAAAAACTGTAGGTAAAATGATAGATAATGCTTTAACTTTGGAAGGTTTATTCTCTATAGTTCTATTTGGCAAAGTTGTCAAAGGAGAAGATGATAAGTTAAGTTATGTATTTGAAACAGTTAATAATGGAGAAAATACTTGTAAATCACCAGACGGTATGTTTGATAATGCACGTATAGATAATTCATTAAAAGTTGTTAAAGATGCAATTATTGAATATGAAAATTAATAAATATGAATGAAGTTAAAAAGAAAGTTATGTTAAATACTAAAGACATGTCTGCAGGAAGCGGACGCACTAAGCCTGTATTAGATCCAGGTAACCACGTAGTAAAGATTAATTCTATTACACTAGATCAAACACCGTATGATGCTGATTCATACAATATACATTTACATGTAGAAACTGCACCTATTGGAGGTGACTTTGAAGGTTTCTTTAGAGACTATAATGATCAATCACAAGGTAGATATGAGGGTCAAATTGGTAGAGTGAGAATTAGTCCTTTTCCATTTAAAGACACTACATTACCAAGTGGTAGAGAAATTAGTAGAGATCAAGAGATTTTAAAGCACATGATTACTCTTGCTGAAACTTTAGATATGAGAGATGGATTAGATTCTATTGAAGCACAAACTATAGAAGAGTTTATGACTGAATGTAATAACTTAATGGGTGGTTCTAAACTTATTAATATGTGTATAGGTGGTCGTGAGTGGGAAAACAAAGAAGGTTATGTAAATAATGATCTTTATTTACCACGTATATCTAAAGATGGTATTGCAATGGAAGCAATGGACAAAGAAAATTCTAGATTACTTCAGTTTGACCGTGCTGTGCATGTTAAAGCTTTAGTTAAGAAAAATGATCCATCTACAGATAATACACCATTTAAAGCAGATTCAGGATCAGGTTCTGATTTTGAATTATAATTTTGCAGGATAATATTACCTAGTAAGAGGTGTATTGGCTGTCCTGCAACGGAGTGAATACCGCATAATATCAGTCAATACAATCAAGTTAACAATATAGGGGCACTTACTTGTCCCTATATTTTATTAATATTATGATAAGTACAAAGAATCTCATATTAGATGGATCTAAAGTTCCAAGTACATGGGTGTTTGAGTTCTATCTGGATTTACCAGAAAGACTGAATGGACAGAACGTACAGATTAAATCTGTATTTCATCCATCAGAAAAAACTCCAAGCATGTGGGTATTTGTAGATAAAGGTCAATATAAGTTTAAAGATTTTTCAACCGGTAAAGGGGGTAATAAGATTGATTTAGTTAAAGAGCTATTTAATATAGATTATTCTAAAGCAGTATTTAAAATAGGTCAAGACTATAACAAATTTATTACAGATAAAGGTGAATATACACAGTCTACTATAAAACCAGAAGCAAAATATAAAGTTGATGGTATAATGACAAGAGATTGGAAAAAACATGATGTAACATTTTGGCTACAATTTAATATTGATGCAGAGATGTTAGATAAGTATAATGTAAAAGCACTTGAATACTATCATATGGTTAAAGAAGATAACAAGATAACTATTCAACAACCTTATATATATGGTTACTTTAGTAAGAATGATGTTTATAAGATCTACCAACCAAGAAATAAGAAGTTTAAATTTATTAAAGTTAAACCTCAACTTCAAGGTTTAGATCAGTTAGAGTATAATCAACCTTATCTTATTATATGTTCTTCTTTGAAAGATGCAATGTGTCTAAAACAATTTGGATATAATATAGAAGTTATTGCACCTGACTCAGAGAATACTATAATAAAACCTTATATTATTGAAAATCTTAAGAAAAAGTATAAAAAAGTTGTAACTTTATTTGATAATGATGTTGCAGGACATAATGCAGTTAGTAAGTACAAAGAGCTGTATAATTCTTCTC